ATCATTATATTATCTGACTTAAAATCTAGATCTAGAGCCAAATCCGTAATATTTAATTTTTCAATATCTATACGTAATGCTTCTATAAAATTTATAATCATCGGGTCTATTCGTTTTAATCCTAATTGATCTACAAAATCAAAAATAGAAACTTCGCCGCCTTGTTCATATGCATACGCTTTATATTTTTCAACTATTCGATCAATGCTTCGTTTTAAATTAGCAGATAATTTTTCTGCATTTGCCATCACAATAACATCAGTATATTTTGCTTGGGTTCCGTACAAATCTCCTACATAATACACCGGAATAAATGTAGAATAATCAGATATTTTATTTTGTATTTGACGAGCAACTTCAATTTCATCTGTGCTAGTTGTTAGTTTAAAAACTAGGTCTTCATTATTAAATTTATATACGCGAGCATTATCGCCGGCGCCAACATATCGAAAATCTTGTGCTTCAATTCTTTTGCCTAGGCGTCGAATTTCGGCGTCAGTCATTTCAAATAAAAGTTGTTTTAATCGTATCATTGTATTACCCTTTAAACAATTATATTTTTATCTAAATCTAAGCGTATTAAAAAATTCATATCAACATCATTTCTTTTGCGAATTGAATTGGCTAATTTTCCAATAGCTAATAATTGGCCGGCATCATTATACAATCCAATTGTTGTAATATATGGGGCAAATTCATCACTTGATGCAAATGAATAATATGTAGAATCATCATCTTGTGTTAATGTTATATTTGTTGACATATTAAAATCGCCAGCATCTAATCGGGCAACAACACTTAATTCATGTATATTAACAGTACTGCGATGTGATGAAGTAAATGGTGTATATATAATATTATTAAATCGATAATCAGGAGATGTAATTACTGCTATTCCATGCTTATTAAATATGTTTCCTACATATTGAGTTTGTAAAGAACTTCCGGCTTCGCTACGGTTTGATAACGCACTTATCTCCGCGGTAGTTAGTGACTTATTAAAGATTCTAACTTCATCAATTAAACCTTGTACGTTTGAGCTTAAGGTGCTATAACCACCTATTTTTAATGTATCTTTATTGTCAATCCTAGCCGAAGCAGTTGACGGTGAATTTGGAACAATTAATAAATTATTTGATGTAGTTGCATGCAATGTATTATTAATATACATTTGTAATGAGCTACCTGATTTTTGACAGACAACATGATACCATGAACTAGATACCGGGATTGATGATGTAATTTGAGTTTTAAATGTATCACTTCCAGCAACCGCAAATTTCAATTGATTGCTACCACTTAATTCAATTTTAAATGGATATGTTGGACTTTTTGAACTAGATGCTTTAGTTATAACTAGTTGATCTGTGTTACTGGTATTAGAACTACTTATAAAAAAAGATATTGCATAATTATTGTCTCGATCATATAAACCATCCAAATTAGTTTCAATAAAACCAGTTCCATTAAATTTTGCCGCTAGACCTAGATTAGCTAGCGTTCCTGTAGTAGTATTAATTCCAGGAGCATATGTAACATTTTCTGATTTATATGTAATTCTAGATGTATCAAAATATTCATTAAATCCTTCATAAAATTTTACATCTGAAACATTTAATGTTGTATCATATGTTGCATCATATAAATTACCAAATCGATCAGATTTAATATATAAATTGCTAGCACCAAAACTGCCAGTTAAATTAAATGAGCTAGGTTTTATTCCATTACCAATTTTAACTTGTGGAATTGATAAAATAGATGCCGTTTGAAATAAAAACTTTTTAGTTTTAACTAGATCAGTAGGTCCATATGTTTGTGCTGGATTTGATTTATATTTGTAATATAAATGATTTATACTAAAATATGTTATTGATTGTAATGATCCATCAATATTTGCAGCATCATTATATGTTAATTCACTGCCCAAGCTTGGCAATGCATTGACGTTACTGTATATTCCTTGTAGTGGAAGCAAACTAGCTGTACTACTACCTGATAAAATAGTCCATTGTTTATATACCTGAAATTCGTTTACATTTACATCAGATCGATCTAGTTTTTTAAAAACTGTAGGATGTATGCCTTGATATGAATCGTTGTTATTTTGTATTTTTGTTTCTGCCATGATAGTATAAGTCCCGGGACATTTAATATAAATATACCGGGACCTAAATCAGTGTTAGTTTTTAAAAATCTAATTTAACTCTTATAAGTGATTCACGTTTAAATGATTTTAATAATGGTTTACTTAATTTAGCAACTGCTAACAATTCTTGATTGTTATTATATAATCCAACTGTAGTTATATATGTTTTAGGATCGCCAATAAATGTTGATTGTGCAATTTGACCTACACTACCGGTAGTGAAAGATGGGTTATTTGAAAAATTATATTCTGCATTTTTAATTCTTACAAAATAATGTGTACTAGTAACTTTTTCAGAATTTCTTGCTACAAATCCATACTTATCGCCTGCTGCATCCGTAAAAAATGCAGAACCAGAAATTGAATGGTGTAATACAAAATGATTATTTCCTTCTTTACTAGAACTATTATTAGTTGCAAATCCTAATTTACCATCCAACATTTTTCCATCTAGTATCAGTGTTCCATAATCTGGATATGCTAATCCATAATACACCGGTGTAGATGGCGTATAAACTCCGGAGCTTATTGATCCAGAAACAATGTTATAAACTCGACCTGACTCCCCTATTTTATTGCTAGCTATTGACGAATCGTCAATCAATGTAATAATACCAGAACCAGTAACTACAGAGCCTGTTGCATTTGCAGCTCTACTTGATATTGCTACTAATGGAATTTGAAAATTACCCGGGTCTAAACGTTCTTTTAATCGGCTACGTTTAAAATTAATTACATATATAGAATCAGTACTACCAGATCCATTGGTTGTAAATCTAGTGTCAGTCGGTGCTAATAACAATTGTCTGTATTGCGAATATACAGCTTTAGTCGGAGAATCATTTAATTGACCTTGTGAATCAGATCCGCTGCCTAGGGCATGACCATATGCTAATGAATATTGTACTGCTGCCGTGTCAGCTGATGGAGAAGCTTGATATACATCAACATAATATCTTCGTTGCGATTCAGTTTGTCCTGATGCAGTAAAATAAGTTGTTAAACTTGCTAAATTAGAACTCCATAGACCAGCTGTAACAATTTCTGTTTGATTTGCAATTATATCATTTACAGCATCAAATTTTGTATATGTTCTACCATTACGGGCTAAAATCTGTGTCTGCTGCATTTCCGCAACCATCTGATTAGCTAAAGTAGTAGCCAATTGTTGTATTGATGAATTAGCAGCAGCCTGCAATTGCGCAGAATTTGCAGCAACTTGTGTTGCAGCAGCAACTTGTGGTACACTAGCAGCCGGAGCAACAACTCGTTGATTCAATATTGGAACTCCACCTTGTCGAGATTGTTGTTTTAATGTTTTAACAAACTCATTCATGTTCATTGATATATTCATATTTTTATTTCTATTTACTAGTTGCAGTAGTTACTTTTTTAACTGTTAAGTTAAGTGTAACACTTCCACCTGTTTCATTTGCAATAATAGTAACTGTTGCCGTTTTATCTTCAATCATTTGAGCTTTTGCAACAACACGGAATTCAAATCCTGCTACTGCTACACTTTGTGCATCTTCATTGTCTCCAATAAATCTAGGAGCAGTTGGAAGAACTGAATTTTGTAACGCTCTAGTTACTTGTATATCAGCTACAGTTGAATCAGATAATATTGCTGTATATCCCAATGTAGCATTTCCGCCTTGGAAATTGCTTGTGTTTGGAGAAATAATAGAACTATTTCCTGGCGCATCTAAAGTTATCGATGTATTACCAACATTAATAACCGGTATATTAGTTGTTTGTTTTGGTAACGTGATTAATTTATATTTTAATGCCTGAGTTTCGTCTGGCACTGCTTCTGTTATAGGCATATTTTCTATAATAGTGCCATAATAAGAAGTTCCGAGTGGATGATCTGAATTCCATAATGAATAATCAATTTCATCATCTCCCACTGCAAATTGAGTAATGCTAAATGCATTTCCACCTTTAGCTAAAAGTTCACGTCCTTTTAATGTTAATATTGCGTCGACGGTTACGCTTGAATTATCTAAGTATCCCATAATGTTTTAACCTTATTTTATATAAATATACATGTTTTTGATTTTGATGTTAAATTAGTTTAAAACTTCCTTTTACATCTTTTGGTTGATAAATTAATTGATTTGGATTAGCAGATCGCCATTCTACGACTGGGCCTCCATCTATTGTTTGCGTTGAGTTTATATTAAATGCAGGTCCAGTTAATTTTGAGCCAGCATATCGGTGATTATCAATTCCTGTTGGCAAATAATCTTGTACATCAACTTGGCTGCCGGTCCATCTATTAATAATCGACGAGCCTGTAACATATGTAGTATTAGATGCTAACAATTTAATTTTTGAATATACTCCGTTTATATAAACAGGCATAACAGCTTCACTCATCCAATACGGTGTAGACGCTGTTATGTAAGTACTAGCTGATCGTATTAAATACTTGTTTATATACGTTGTACCGGCATATTTTTTATAAATAGATGATGTTAAATATCCAATTAATTGATCGTCATCCTCTGCAGAAATTTCCAAGATTTTTCCAGATATATCACCTAAATATGTTATATACGCACCAGAAGCGGTTGGCGCAACATTATCAATCGTACATGTATATGAATTATCAAATCGTTGTATTTTTGGAAGAATTGTATCTTTACTACGTTCTAAAATATTTGGTTGAATTAATATACCCGTCAATTTATTGGCTCGAGCTGGGAGTAATTGTTCTAATTGTTTAAAAAACGATAAATCAAACAATGAAAACATGTTAATATATGCATTGATATCATTTTTATTAGAATATTTTTTCCAATAAGACTGAGCTGCTTGTATTAATCTAGGATATGAATTAGAATCAACACTACCAGGATCGCCAATATATTGGTCTAATTCTGTAAATCCTAATTGTGCAATTATATCTTCATCAATCATTGTTTGCGGAGAAAAATATACTCCTAATTTTTTACTATCTAACGGAGCTTTATCAAATTGACTGCGTTCAGCTCTAGTTTTTACATCTAACGTTCCAACTAATTCATTATCTTGTAATCGTATTTTATTGTCATCAAAAGTGCCACCCCCTAAAGACGGCGCGTCATAATAATATATTTCTTCAATTGAATCATATGGAATGGTCGACCAACCAGTAAACGATGCTGATATTGCAGATGCCTTAGGTTGGTAACTACTTAAACTAGATGTTAATGTATGATTAATTTTTTGTGTTAATGGTAATCTAAATACTAATTCATTATATGAATCAACATTTCCATTGTATGCTG